CGCAACAAGGTTGGCCGGGCAGGGATTGCGCACATGCAGCCCTGCGCGGTATCACGGCGCAAGGCGTTGGATACGAAAAAACGTGAGGGCTGATACATGCGTCGAGTGGTTGTGACGGGTCTGGGGCTGGTAACGCCGCTGGCATCGGGCGTGGAAGAAACCTGGAGCCGCCTGTTGGGCGGCCAGTCGGGCGCGGGCCCGATCACGCGGTTCGACGCAAGTGCGATGGGCACACAATATGCCTGCGAGGTGCCGTTGGGCGACGGCACCGACGGCACGTTCAATCCCGATGACTGGATGGAGCCGAAGGAGCGCCGCAAGGTCGACGACTTCATCCTCTATGGCATGGCGGCTGCCGTTCAGGCGGTCGAGGACAGTGGCTGGAAGCCCATGGAAAACGAGGAGCAGTGGCGCACGGGTGTGTTGATCGGGTCGGGGATCGGGGGCTTGTCGTCGATCGCGGACACGTCGCTGGTGCTCAACGAGCGCGGGCCGCGCCGGGTGTCGCCGTTCTTTGTGCCGGGCGCGTTGATCAACCTGATCTCCGGTCAGGTGTCGATCCGCTATGGCTTCAAGGGGCCGAACCACGCGGTTGTGACCGCCTGTTCGACGGGCGCGCATGCGATCGGCGATGCGGCCCGTCTGATCGCGCTGGATGATGCCGATGTGATGGTGGCCGGCGGGGCCGAAAGCCCGATCTGCGCCATCGGGATCGCCGGTTTCAACGCGTGCAAGGCGTTGTCGACCAAACGCGGCCATGAACCCGAAAAGGCCTCGCGCCCTTGGGACAGCGACAGTGACGGGTTTGTCATGGGCGAGGGGGCCGGTTGCGTGGTGCTGGAGGAATACGAGCACGCGAAGGCACGTGGCGCCACGATCTATGCCGAGATCCTGGGCTATGGCCTGTCGGGTGACGCCTATCACATCACCGCGCCGCCACCCGATCACGAGGGGGCCGAACGTGCGATGCGGGCGGCGCTGAAACGGGCGGGGCTGCAGCCATCGGATATCGACTACGTGAATGCGCATGGCACTTCGACCATGGCCGATACGATCGAGTTGGGCGCGGTGGAACGGTTGATGGGCGACCATTCGAAGAGCCTGTTGATGTCGTCGACCAAGTCGATGACCGGGCATCTGCTGGGAGCGGCGGGCGCGATCGAGGCGATCTTCTCGATCCTGGCGATCCGTGACCAGGTGGCGCCGCCGACCATCAACCTGGACAATCCCGCCGCCGAGACCGAGATCAACCTGTGCGCGAACAAGGCCGTGAAGGCCGAAATCAACGTAGTGCAGTCCAATTCCTTCGGGTTCGGCGGCACCAATGCCTGCCTGATCATGGGTAGGGTTTAATCGTCCATGTGGAAGAGCGTTGCCGCCAACGGGATGAGTTTCCTGATCGTCGCGCTGATGGCGCTGGCCGGGGTGATTGCCTGGGGGCAGCGCGAATTCCGCGCGCCGGGGCCGTTGAGCGAGGCGGTATTTTTCGAGGTGCCACGCGGTGCGAGCCTGAGCCGGGTGTCCCGCGAGCTGGAGGAGGCGGGGGCCATCTCTTCGGATCTGCTGTTCCGGTTGGGCGCGGATTATGCGGACATGGCCGACCAGCTGCGGTTCGGGAACTACGAGATTCCGGCCGGGTCGTCGATGGAAGAGGTTCTGCAGATCGTGACGGCGGGCGGGCCGTCGCAGTTCCGTTATACGGCGACCTACGTGTTGCGCCTTGCGGGGACTGGCGAGTTGCGCCTGCGCGAGCGGGTGCCGGGCACGGGCGAGATCGTGGCGCTGGCGGATTTCGCCTACGAGGACGGTGTGCCGGAGGTCTATGCCGACCTGGTCGCAAGCGGGACGCCGATGGTCTACCGGGTGTCGGTCCCCGAGGGGCTGACCAGTTGGCAGATCGTCGAGGGGTTGCGGCAGGCGGATTTCCTGGATGGCGAGATCGCGGAGGTTCCGCCCGAGGGCATGCTGGCGCCCGATACGTTCGACGTGCGGCGCGGCCAGGACCGGCAAGAGATCCTCGATACCATGCGGGCCGCGCAGGCGGTGATCCTGGCTGAAGCCTGGGCCGGTCGCCAGGACGGCTTGCCCTTGGCCAATGCCGAGGAGGCGCTGATCCTGGCGTCGATCATCGAAAAGGAGACCTCGGTTCCCGATGAGCGGGAGCGCGTGTCGAGCGTGTTCATCAATCGTCTGAACCGCGGCATGCGCCTGCAGACGGATCCGACGGTGATCTACGGGATCACGGAGGGTCGCGGCATTCTGGGCCGTGGCTTGCGGCAAAGCGAGTTGCGGGGGGAGACACCGTGGAACACCTACGTGATCAGCGGGCTTCCTCCGACGCCGATCGCCAACCCGGGGCGTGCCGCGATCGAGGCGGCGGTGAACCCGGACGGGAGCGACTTCATCTTTTTCGTGGCAGATGGGACGGGGGGGCACGCATTCGCGCAAACCCTTGAGGAACATAACAGAAATGTTGCCCGGTGGCGTCAGATCGAGGCGGAGCGCGCGGCGTCGGATCAATAGATCCCCAAGGTGGGGTTGAGGCCGAAGGGCGAGCGTGTATCGACGCCTGCGGCGCCGATATGGGCGGGGGGCCAGCCCCCCGCACCCCCCGGGATATTTTCGAAACGAAGAAGGGGAGGGTTAATGAGCCCTGAAGATCGAATTCTCCATTAAGTCTTTGTAAGTAAAAAACTTATTGACTCTGAGAACGCTCCATGGGACCTGTGTTGGCACGCTGGAAGACATGGGCAAACGGTCTGGGACATGATCCCGAGGCCGTTTTTTTGTGCCAATTCGAGGCAGAGATACCCGGCCCCTGTACTGCTCGTGACCGAGGGTTTTTCGGATACGGGACCATTTCATGACAGACAGAATTGTCGAGCACGACGCGTTGGCCCAGGCGGAACGGACAGTGGCGCGGGCCTACAAGGCGCTGGAGGCGGCCGTCGAGGTGTTGGAGAGCACGGTCGACGCGGCCCGGGTTGCGGCGCGCCCGGATGAAACAGGTGTGGTGAAGGAGGTGAAGGTTGTGAACCTGGCCTTTCTCCATGCCATGCAGATGCAGGGGAAGGTACATGAGGCCGGAAGCCAGATCCATAGAACAGGGCGGCACGCAGAGCTGGACCTTGGTGCCGCGCGGGCTGAAATCGAGTTCCGCCTGGCTTGCCTCAGAGCCGCCGGAGGTGGTGGAACGGTTCCTGACGAGCCTGAGTGAAGAGGCGCTGGCGGCGCTGCCCTATCTTTTCGAATTCTGGGCCTTGCCGCACCAGGTGGCACCCGAGGGGAATTGGAAGACCTGGGTGATCCTGGGTGGGCGCGGTGCGGGCAAGACGCGCGCCGGGGCGGAATGGGTGCGCTCCATGGTCGAGGGTGCTACGCCCGCGGCGCCCGGACGCGCACGGCGGATGGCGCTGATCGGGGAGACCTATGACCAGGCCTTGGCGGTGATGGTGAAGGGAGACAGCGGGATACTGGCCTGTTCGCCCCCGGATCGCCGCCCGAAATGGATTGCAGGTGAGCGGCGTCTGGAGTGGCCGAATGGTGCGGAGGCGCGGGTTTATTCGGCGCATGATCCGGAGGCATTGCGCGGCCCGCAATTCGATGCGGCCTGGGCGGACGAGCTGGCAAAATGGCCAAACGCCCAGGCGACATGGGACATGCTGCAGTTCGGGCTGCGCCTTGGGCGGCATCCGCAACAGGTGGTGACGACGACGCCCCGAAACGTGCAGGTGTTGAAGGAATTGATGAGCCGCGACAGCACCGTGCGGACGCAGGCCGGAACGGAGGCAAACCGGGCTTACCTGGCACCGAGTTTCCTGGAGGAAGTGCGGGCGCGGTATGGGCGGACGCGGCTGGGTCGCCAGGAATTGGATGGTGTCTTGCTGGAAGACGCGGAAGACGCGCTGTGGACGCGGGCTGCGTTGGACACAGCGCGGGTTGATGCGGCCCCTCACGGCGCACGCGTGCTGGTTGCGGTGGATCCGCCGGTGACGGGTCACGAGGGATCGGACGCGTGCGGGATCGTAGTGGTGGCAATTGTCGAGCATGGTCCTGTCCATGAATGGCGCGCGGTCGTTCTGGACGATCGATCGGTGCGGGCGGCAAGCCCCAAGCATTGGGCCGAGGCGGCGGCTGCGGCCTATCATCGGCATGGGGCCGAACGCATGGTGGCCGAGGTCAATCAAGGCGGCGATCTTGTCGAGATGATCATGCGGCAGGTCGATCCGATGGTGAATTACCGGGCGGTGCGGGCGTCGCGCGGGAAGGTGGCGCGCGCGGAACCGGTGGCGGCCTTGTATGAGCAGGGTCGGGTGCGCCACCTGGGCGTACTGCCGGAGCTGGAAGACGAAATGTGCAAGATGAGCCTCAGGGGATATGAGGGTCAGGGCAGCCCGGACCGTGTGGACGCCCTGGTCTGGGCCTTGACCGAGGGGCTCCTCGTGCCGGGGCAGCGGGCGCTGAAGCCGGGCATTCGCCGGCTCTGAGATTACCCAACATCTGAATTGGCCCTGATGGGACCTTGTGACGGGCGCGGGAACACCGCCGCACGACCCGTCGTCATGTATCACGTGAGGAGAGAGGCGCATGGTATTGGAATTCTTGCGAAAAGATCGGTCAAAGACGCCGGAGCGCAAGGCATCGGCCAGCGCAAAGGTCGCGGTCTGGGGGTCTTCTGGCCGGGTGGCATGGAGTCCGCGGGACACGGTTTCGCTGACCAGGAACGGATTTCAGGGCAACCCGGTCGGGTTTCGCGCGGTGAAGTTGATCGCCGAGGCCGCCGCAGCCTTGCCGGTGATCTGTCAGGATGGGACGCGTCGCTACGAGACGCATCCGTTGTTGTCGTTGTTGATGCGGCCCAACCAGGCGCAGGCCCGTGCCGACCTGCTGGAGGCTGGTTATGCGCAGCTGATGCTGTCGGGCAATGCCTATTTCGAGGCGGTTCAGGCCGAAACGGGCGGTGTCCGAGAGCTTCATGTTCTGCGCTCCGATCGCATGAGCCTTGTGCCCGGACCTGACGGTTGGCCCATGGCCTATGACTACGTGGTGGGATCCAAGAGGCACCGCTACGCACCGGATTGGATCTGTCATATCAAGACCTTCCACCCGCAAGACGACCATTATGGCTTGGCGCCGTTGCAGGCGGCGGCAACCGCCCTGGATGTCCATAATGCGGCGGCACGCTGGTCAAAGGCCTTGCTGGACAATGCCGCGCGGCCTTCGGGGGCCATCGTGTATCGGGGCCTGGACGGGGGTGGCACCATGAGCCAGGACCAGTTCGATCGTCTGCAGACCGAGATGGAGGCCCATCATCAAGGCGCGCGCAATGCCGGGCGTCCCATGTTGCTGGAGGGCGGGCTGGACTGGAAGCCGATGGGTTTCAGCCCGTCGGACATGGAATTTCACAAGACGAAAGAGGCGGCGGCGCGGGATATCGCGCTGACCTTTGGTGTGCCGCCGATGCTGATGGGCATTCCGGGGGATGCGACCTATGCCAATTACGCCGAAGCGAACCGGGCGTTCTATCGTCTCACGGTCTTGCCGCTGGCGCACAAGGTGCTGTCGCATCTGTCGGGCTGGCTGGGGGAGTTGACCGGGGATCTGGTGGACCTCAAGCCGGACCTGGACCAGGTGCCGGCCCTGGCCAGTGAACGCGAGGCCCATTGGCGCCGCGTGGCGGACGCGGAGTTCCTGTCAGACACCGAAAAACGCCGGATGCTTGGCCTGCCTGATCGCCCGGGGGAGGCATGAATGCGCGCGATGGGGGCGGGTCACGCTACCTGTACGCGCCGTTCGACATGGCCCACGCGCGGATCGAGGCCAATGAACGCGTGCAGCACGAACGCTGGGAGGCGCTGAACTTTCGGCTGCAGGGCATCGAGACCGCCCTGGAACGGTTGGAGCGACGGCTGTGGCTGGCGGTCTTTGGCGTTGTCAGCGTGATCCTGGCGCAAGGTATCCACGAGCTGATCCAGGCAAGCCCTGGCGGATAGGAGTTTGATATGAATGGACTGATCCAAACGGGGCTTGAGACGAAATTCGCCCGGTTCGACGAGGGTCTGACGGTGACGAAAGGTCGGGAGATCGCGGGCTATGCCAGCCTGTTCGGGGCCTGCGATCAGGGCGGTGACGTTGTCCAGCTAGGCGCCTATGCCCGAAGCCTCAAGGCGCTCGATCAGGCCGGGCGCAGGGTCAAGATGCTGTGGCAGCATGACCCGAGCGAACCCATCGGCATCTGGGACGAGGTGCGCGAGGACAACCGCGGCCTTTATGTGAAGGGCCGGTTGCTCAACAGCGTTGCCCGGGCCCGGGAGGCCGCCGCGCTGATCGAGGCGGGGGCAATTGACGGGCTGAGCATCGGGTATCGGACGGTGCGGGCCACGAAGGACGATACGGGGCGCAGGCTCCTGTCGGAGGTGGATCTTTGGGAGGTGTCGCTTGTGACCTTTCCGATGTTGCCACAGGCGCGGGTGGCCGCGGCCGAGGCCGAGGAGGCCAAGACCGCAGACCTGCGTGAACTGGCGGGGGTGCTGAATGCGGCCCGTCGAAAACTGGCGGCGCGCGAGCCCCGCTGACCCCAGGCATCAGACAGAGGTGATGTGCATGACCGAGACCCGATCCGGGGCGGCGGAACAGCCCCGTATGGCCCAGGCGCCGATGGTTGAAGTGAAGGAAGCTCTTGGTGGTTTTCTGTCGGAGTTCAACCAGTTCCAGGATGACATGAATGCAAAGTTTCAAAAGCAGGAAGAGCGGATTGCTATGCTGACCACGAAGACCATGACCCATTCCCGTCCGGCGCTGTCGGCCGATACCGACCACGGCGCGCCCCACAAGAAGGCGCTGGGGACCTATCTGCGCTGCGGCGATGATGATGGCCTGCGGGGCCTTGAGCTGGAGCAAAAGGGCCTGAACACGGCCGTGAATGCGGAGGGCGGGTATCTTGTCGATCCGCAGACGGCGGACGCGATCCAGTCTGTGCTGCGGTCGGGGTCGAGCCTGCGCTCGATCGCGAGCCTGGTCACGGTGGATGCAACCTCGTTCGACGTGCTGATCGACGTGAGCGACTCCGGTGCGGGTTGGGCTGATGAAATCACCGACAGCGCGGAAACGGCCGCCCCGCAGATCGAGCGCATCTCGATCCCGCTGCATGAGCTGTCGGCGATGCCGAAGGCCTCGCAGCGTTTGCTGGACGACAGCGCGTTCGATGTCGAGGGATGGTTGGCCGGGCGTATCGCCGACAAGTTCGCCCGCGCCGAGGCGGATGCGTTCATCAATGGCGATGGGGCGGGCAAGCCGACGGGCTTCTTGTCGGGGCTGATCGTGGACAACGCGGTCTGGAGCTGGGGGGCGCTTGGGTACATCGCCACCGGCACCGCCGGCGATTTCGACGCGGTCAGCCCGGCGGATTCCATCGTGGACCTGGTCTATTCGCTGGGGGCGCAATACCGGGCGAACGCGACCTTCGTGATGAACTCGAAAACCGCGGGCGCGGTTCGCAAGATGAAGGATGCCGATGGCAGGTTCCTTTGGTCGGATGGTCTGGCCGCAGGAGAGCCGGCGCGCCTGATGGGGTACCCGGTGCTGATTGCCGAGGACATGCCGGATATCGCGACTGACAGCTATGCGATTGCCTTTGGCGATTTCGCGGCTGGCTACACCATCGCCGAACGCCCGGAGTTGCGCATCTTGCGCGATCCGTTCAGCGCCAAGCCGCATGTCCTGTTCTACGCCACCAAGCGTGTGGGCGGGAACATCTCGGACTACGCGGCGATCAAGGTCATGAGGTTCGGCGCATCCTGACATCGATACCACCAAGATCCCGTCCTGTGGCCCTGGCTGCCGTGGGGCGGGAGGGGCGGTGTCCCGCGCGTGATCCAGCTGCGCGTCTCTCCGCTCGAGCAGTGCGGGCGGTATGCCGTCCCGTCCATTGAAAATGGCAGGTATTACGGAGAAATCGACAATGATGATGGTCGAACTGACCTCGGTGCCGGGTGCGGCATGGCCGGTCACGGAACTGGCGGATCATTTGAGGCTGGCCCGTGGCTTTGCGGATGATGGCAGTCAGGATGCGCAGTTGGAAAGCTGTTTGCGTGCTGCCGTTTCAGCCATCGAGGCGCGGATCGGAAAGGCGCTGTTTCAGCGCCGTTTCGGTCTGACCTTGATGGATTGGCGGGATGCCTCGGGGCATCCCTTGCCGGTGGCGCCGGTTGTGGCGGTGGAGGCCGTGAAACTGATCAGCCGGTCCGGTGATGAAACGCTTGTGTCGCCTGATGCCTATTTCCTGCGGCCCGACGGCCATCGCCCGGTTTTGATGGCAACGGCCAGCAACCTTCCGGCCCCTTCGCAAAGCGGGACGATCGAGATCGAGTTCACGGCCGGCTTCAGCGCGGATTGGGGCGGTATGCCTGCCGATCTAAAGCGCGCGGTGTTGATGCTGGCCGGGCAGTTCTGGGGCCAGGACTGGCAGCCCGATACCGCGATCCCGGCGACGGTTTCAGTTCTGCTGGAGCCATATCGGCAGCTTCGGTTGCGCGGGGCCGGGGCATGAAGCGCGCCCGGATGATGAACAGGCGTCTCATGCTGGAAGCGCCGCAAAGGACGCCTGACGGGGCAGGCGGCTTTGTCGAGACATGGGTGACGCTGGGCTCCCTTTGGGGGGCGGTCGAGCTGCGCGGTGCCGGTCGTGATCTCGATCAGGCATCGCGGTTGCAGCTGAAGGTGCATGTCAGGACGGCGCCTCACGGGGCCCTGTCGCGCCCGGGCCCCGAGATGAGGTTTCTGGACGGGGACCGGGTGTATTGGATCGAGACGGTGCACGAGGCGTTCCCCCATGACGGCACGCTGACCTGTTTCGCATATGAGGAGGTCGGGCGATGAGCTATGGAACCACCGCCGCGTTGCAGGTCGCGGTCTACAACGCGCTGGTCGCCGATAGTGCGGTTGCGGCCCTGTCGGGCGGGGCAATCCATGACGCGCTTCCGCCGGGGCCGGTGCCAGCGCTGTATGTCAGCCTTGGCGCGGAACGGGCGCGCAACCGGTCCGACATGACCGGGGCGGGTGCACTCTATGATTTTCCGATCACGGTCTTCAGTGACGAGGCGGGGTTTCAATCCGCCAAAGCGCTGGCTGTGGCGGTATCGGACGGAATGCTTGGCAGCGATCTGACGCTGAGCCGGGGCCGTGTGGTGAGCCTGAATTTCTTGCGGGCGGTGGCGCGGAGAACGGCCACCGGTCGCCAGATCGAGGTCTGGTTCCGGGCCCATGTGGATGAAGACACCGCATAAACGACGTTTCGTAACTTATTGACAAGAATGGAGACTGTCATGGCAGCCCAAAGTGGAAAAGACCTTTTGGTCAAGGTCGACATGGACGGGAACGGTGTGTTCCAGACAATCGCGGGCCTGCGTGCGTCGCGCCTGTCGTTCAATTCGGAACAGGTGGACGTCACAAGCCTGGAGTCGGCGGGCGGCTGGCGCGAGTTGTTGGGCGGGGCTGGTGTGAAGACCGCCGAGATCTCGGGGTCGGGCATCTTTCGCGACGAGGCGACGGACGAGCGGGCGCGGCAGATCTTTTTCGATGGCGGCATCCCGGATTTTCAGGTCGTGATCCCCGATTTCGGGATCGTGCAGGGCGCGTTCCAGATCACCGCGATCGAATATGCGGGGTCCCATGACGGGGAAGCGACCTACGAGATGTCGATGTCGTCGGCGGGGCAGCTGACGTTTACGGCGATCTGATCCATGGCCAACCCCTATGCGGGCGAGGTCGCCCTGGTCGTGGATGGCCGGCGCTACCGGGCCAAACTGACACTGGGCGCGCTGGCCGAACTGGAGGCGCGGCTGGAGACGGAAAGCCTGGCCGACCTGGTGGCCCGGTTCGAGGGGACGGCGTTGCGCGCGCGCGATGTTCTGTTGCTTGTGGCTGCGGGCCTGCGTGGCGGGGGCTGGGAAGGCGATCTGCACGATCTTGTGCGGGCGGACATCCAGGGCGGCCCGCTTGAGGCAGCCCGCGTGGCCGCGCGCCTCTTGGTGCTGGCGTTCCGGGTTCCGGAATGACGGAGCGCACAACCGCCAGGCAGGTGATCGACTGGCCTGCACTGATGCGGGCCGGGATGCAGGGGCTGGGATTGAAGCCGCACAGGTTCTGGCGGCTGACGCCCGCCGAATTGTTGATGTTGTTGGGAGACGTGCCGGGGCACGCGCCGATGGCGCGTGACAGGTTGGAGGCCCTTGCGGCCCGGTTTCCCGACGTGAACCCCAAGGAGAACGGGCATGGCTGAGATCGATGATGACCTCGACGGGCTGGACGCGCAAATGACGGATCTGGAAATCAGCCTCGCGGGGGCGGCCAGCATGGCGCAGGCCTTTCAGGCCGAGTTGCGCGGCATGCAGGACACGATGCTGTATACCGGCCGCGAGGTCGACCGCATGAGCCGCAGCGTGGGCGGTGGGTTGAGACGCGCATTCGACGGCGTGGTGTTCGACGGCATGCGCCTGTCGGACGCGTTGCGCGGGGTGGCCCAAAGCCTGGCGGACGCGGCCTACAACACGGCGATCACACCGGTCCAGAACGCGCTGGGCGGCGCATTGGCAAATGGAATCAATGGTTTGATGAGTGGCATTTTGCCCTTTCAGAAGGGTGGCGCGATATCCCAGGGGCGCGTCACGCCATTTGCCAGGGGCGGGGTCGTGCATGGACCGACGTCGTTTCCGATGCGTGGCGGTACGGGGCTGATGGGTGAGGCCGGCCCCGAAGCGATCATGCCGCTCCGCCGGGGGCCTGACGGCAAACTGGGCGTGGCATCGGCGGGCGGCGGCGCGCCGGTTCAGGTCGTCATGCATATCACCACGCCAGACGTGCAGGGCTTCCAGCGCAGCCAGAGCCAGGTCGCAGCCCAGGTCAGTCGCGCCCTGGCGCGCGGTCAGCGAAACCGTTGAAGAGGGGTTGAGACATGGGTTTTCACGAGGTTCGTTTCCCCGCCAATCTGAGTTTCGGGTCGGTCGGGGGGCCAGAACGGCGCACGGAAGTCGTCACGCTGACCAATGGGTTCGAGGAACGCAACACGCCCTGGGCGCATTCGCGGCGACGGTATGATGCGGGTGTGTCGCTGCGATCGCTTGATGATATCGCGACGCTGATCGCCTTTTTCGAGGCGCGGCGCGGGCAGCTGTTCGGATTTCGCTGGAAGGACTGGTCCGATTTCAAGAGTTGTGCGCCGTCGGGCACCCCCGAATTTCGTGATCAGCAGATCGCGGTGGCGGACGGACAGACCACGGTCTTTCAGCTGAGCAAATCCTATCGGTCGGGCGAATACAGTTATGGTCGGCCCATAGCGAAACCCGTCGAGGGCACTGTTCTGGTGGGTGTTTCGAATGACGAACAGACGCTTGGGATCGACTGGGATCTCGACCCGATTGCGGGACGCGTGATCTTTGCCGAACCCCCTGATGCCGGCGAGACCATAACGGCCGGTTTCGAATTCGATGTGCCGGTGCGCTTTGACACCGACATGATCCAGACCAGTGTCGCGAGTTTTCAGGCGGGCGAGGTGCCCGCCGTACCGGTCGCGGAGATCCGGCTATGAGCGGGGGCGTGGGAGATGTTGCGGCACTGGATGCCCATCTGGCCACAGGTGCGACAGGTGTTGCGCGGTGCTGGAAAGTGGTGCGCGCGGACGGGATCACCCTAGGGTTCACGGATCATGACCGCGACCTGGGCTTTGACGACATGACGTTTCGGGCGCAGACGGGTTTGACGGCATCGGCACTGATGCAGACCACCGGCTTGTCGGTCGACAATACCGAAGCCGTGGGCGCGTTGAGCGACGCGGCGATCACCGAAGAGGATATCATGGCGGGCCGGTTTGACGGGGCCGCTGTCGAGGCGTGGCTTGTGCAATGGGACGCCCCCGAGAACCGCGTTTTGCAATTCCGTGGGTCATTTGGCGAACTGACGCGGGCCAATGGCGCGTTTTCTGTCGAATTGCGCGGTCTGGCCGAGGCGATGAATGTGCCGACGGGGCGGGTCTATCAACGCAATTGTTCGGCCGTGCTGGGCGATGGGGCGTGCCGCTTTGACCTGGCGACGGTGGGCTATGTCACCGAGGCGGTGATCGCCGATATCGACGATGCACGGGTCTTGTGGTTCGACGGGATTGATCCGTTCGAACCGCGGTGGTTCGAGCGCGGCCGCATGGATGTTCTGGATGGGGCGGCCCAGGGCCTGACCGGTGCCATCAAGATCGACCGGGTCGAGGATGCTCGCCGCCGGGTGGAGTTGTGGGATCGCCTGCGCGCGGAGGTGCGGCGCGGCGACCGGGTGCGCCTGACAGCCGGGTGCGACAAGCGGATGGAGACCTGCCGGCTCAAGTTTGCCAACCTTCTGAATTTTCGCGGGTTTCCGGATATTCCGGGCGATGATTGGGTGGTCGCGCATCCGTCGCGCGTATCGGCCCGAAGCGGCGGAAGCCGACGGTGATCGACGCGGTATCGGTGGCACGCGGTTGGCTGGGCACGCCCTATGTGCATCAAGCCAGTTGTCGCGGTGCGGGTTGCGATTGCCTGGGCCTGCTACGGGGCGTCTGGCGCGAGTTGCACGGGGCCGAGCCGGAATCCGTGCCGGCCTATACGGCGGACTGGTCCGAGACCTCGGGCGAGGAACGGCTTTGGGCGGCCGCGTCCCGGCATCTGATCCCCAGGCCGATGCAGGTCATGGCGCCGGGGGACATCTTGTTGTTCCGGATGCGCGACGGTGGGGTCGCGAAACATGTGGGGGTCCAGGCCGAGATCGGTGCGGCCCCGACCTTTATCCACGCCTATTCAGGGCGTGGGGTGGTGGAAAGCGCGCTGACGCCCCCTTGGGGGCGGCGATTGGCGGCGCGGTTCGCGTTTCCTGAAAGGACCTGAACCTATGGCAACGATCCTTCTATCGGCGGCGGGCGCGGCGCTTGGCGGTTTGTATTCCGGCACCGTTCTCGGGTTGACGGGCGCCGTGGTGGGCCGTGCCGTCGGGGCGACGCTTGGCCGGGCGATCGACCAGCGGCTGCTGGGCCGCGGCTCGGAGCCGGTCGAGCGCGGGCGGGTGGAGCAGTTTCGCATCACAGGCGCCAATGAGGGCGCGCCCGTGGCGCAGATCTTCGGGCGGATGCGACTGGGTGGGCAGGTGATCTGGGCCACCCAGTTTCTGGAAACGACCAACACGTCGGGCGGGGGCAAGGGTGCCCCACCGCAACCCAAGACCACGACCTATTCCTATTCGATCAGCCTGGCGGTGGCGCTGTGCGAGGGAGAGATCCGGCGCGTCGGGCGGATCTGGCTGGATGGCGTGGAACTCGATCGATCGACCGTGTCCATGCGGC